GATCGTATACGTTTAACTTAAGGTTTACGATAGGAGCGTTTACGAATAACTCTTCGCTTAAGCTAAGGGTGTTCAAAAACGGGACACAAGATTACCAAGAGTTTTATGCGCCTTCTGCGGCAGGATATACGAATTTCGTGAGGACGTATGCGCTTAATGCAGGAGACAACATACAAATAAAGTTCATAGCATCGAGTTCGAGTATGACTCTTACAGGTATGGAGTTTGAGTGTTCTTCAGCACCAAGCACTACGAATAATATCAGTATAAACATGAGTGAATTGCTACCTCAGATGAAGGTGGTAGACTTTTTGAGTCAAGTGGCTAAGACGTTTAACCTGGTCTTTGTACGATACGATGATACACGAATAGATATAGAGCCATATCAGACATGGTTAGCGAGTGGAAGCATAGTGGATTACACTGAGTATGTGGACATTGGAAGCATCGTGCATAAGAAGCAAAAAGTGCCAAGCAGTGTCTCGTATAGCCACAAGGCTTCAGAAGATTTCGTGAATGTAGCATACAGGAACAACGCAGATAGAGATTTTGGTAGTGTATTTAGTGAGTTGGCGGTGGACTTCGGAACAGGGGAGCTTAAAGTAGAAAGTCCGTTTACGATAGTGCCACCTGCCATACTAAACAAGCAGAATTCAAGTGGTGTAGTTACAGGCCCTTCATCGATACAGCTTGTGCAAATGATTGATAGCGAGAACACGCCTATAAAAGCAGACTTCTTGTTGTTCTATTATGTAGGAGAGAAAACCACATCGGATTTATGGAAGTTTGAGTCAACTTCTCAGACTAAGTTCCCTGTGATTGCTCCATACAGCCAACATCCTACCAATGGATCAAGCAAGAGCGTAGCATTCAGTTTAGAGAGTAGCTTACAGGGCAATTCGCCATCGAATACGCTACTACAAACGTTTTGGTTAAGCTACTTGTCAAGAATATACAGCCCTCAAAGCAGGGTTATTGAGATAAAGGCCACTTTACCTGTAGGTGAGTGGATTGATTTAAAGATGAATCAGACAATCCTGTTTCATGGAAGGTATTTCAAGATAGAGAAGCTGACGTATGATCTAACGACCAACGTAGCTAAGTTGTCTTTGTTCAGTTACCCCGATGTTACGGTATGGTCGGCAGTAAGTACAGGGAATTCATGGAATGTAACACCTGTAGCGGCCACGTCAAGCTATATAGGTCAAGGATCGCAGAGTAACACGTTAGGAAATGTAACACCGATCAGTGGTAGTACGAGTACCGACCTACCGAACGTGTCACCTGTGTTAGATGTAGGATCAGATAATACAGCAACACCATGATAGGAAAAGTGATTGAATTACTGCACTCGGATGAGTGGCACGGAGTAAGTGAGAACGTCGAAATTGCTAAAGGAAAGCACGAGCGAGTAACGACATGGAAAGGATTTTGGACAACATTAAAAAGGATGAGAAATGTCAGAAAAGCTAATAGTTGAGCTGATCACTGAGACGAAAAAAGCTCAGAAAGACTTAGAGGATACAAATGCTCAGATTAAAGAGATAAAGGATCAGTTAGGCAAAGTAGGTAAAAGCGGTGAAGAGTCAGTAAGCGGTATTAAGAAGCTCGGTAAGGGCATATCGGGTATTGGGTTAGCGATAAAGGCCGCAGGAATAGGTATTTTGCTACAAGGATTGACCTTTTTGAAGGACTTGTTGATGCAGAATCAGACCGTTGTAGATGCGTTTAGCACAGCGTTCAATTTCCTATCAGTCATATTTGCTGAAGTGTCAGATGCTATCAAAAGTGTATACGAGAATGTATCGCAGAGCACTGAGAACTTCGATGCAATGGGTAGAGTGATAAAAAACGTGATGACGATTTCCATTACGCCAATGTTACTTGCGTTCCAAGCCATAAAAGGAGCTTTGTTAGGGGCACAATTAGCTTGGGAGCAATCGTTCTTTGGAGGAAAAGATCCCGAGACAATAGAGGATCTCAAGACTCAATTAGCAGAGGTTGGAGAAAAGATGGTCGATATAGGATCTGATGCTATAAAAGCAGGAGCAGGTATCGTAGAAGATTTTGGAGAAGCCATAGGAGAAGTAGGTGCTATAGGTACACAAATCGTAGAGGAAGTAGGCAAGATTAGTGTAAAATCGGCTCTTGAAACAGCCAAAGGAATGACTCAGCTTGAGAAGGATGCACGTTTAGCTGAAGCAAGGGCACAAGGTGTGTTAGAATCGTACAATAATCAAGTTGAGTTGCTAAGGCAAACAAGAGATGATGAACGTCTAAGCATAGAAGATCGGCAGAAGGCTAATGAGGAGCTATTTGCAAAGCTCGAAGAAATGGAGGCAGAGCAATTGCGTTTAGCAGGTATGAGACTGAAGGCGGCAAATGCAAACCTTGCACTACAGCCACAAAACATAGAGCTTCTTGAGGCTCAGATCATGGCAGAGAATGAGTTGGCGGCAGTAACAGCGGCTTCTACAGGTTTCAAGACTGAGCAATTGATGGCTGAGGTAGCACTTGAGCGTGAGATATCTGACATCAAATCGGCAAAAGCACAAACAGCTCTTGACGTATCACGGATTGAGCAAGAGGCTATAGCGGAACGTAGTGGTAGTGAGTTATTAGCACTGCAAATGTCATTGGATCGCATTGATAGTGAAAGGATGGCTGAGGTACAGCTACTACGCGACAAGCAGAAGATGTATGCTGAGAACAGCATGGCATACACTGAGATGCAAGGTCAGATTGATATAGTAAACAAGACAGCATCACAGGCAGAGCTGACACTTGCAAGGCAGGTGCAACAGCAGAAATTAGGTCTTGCATTAGAGACTATGGCATCCTTAAAAACTGCACTTGGTGAGAATACTAAGGCAGGTAAGGCACTTGGTGTAGCAGAGGCAGTGATCAATACCTATGTAGGTGCAACAGCGGCACTTAAGAATCCGTTCCCCTTTAATATAGTAGCCTTAGCAGGTACGTTAGCGGCAGGTTTTGCAAGTGTAAGAAGCATATTAGCTGTAGATGAAACAGGTATGGATTCAGCTCCTTCGGGTGGATCGGGTGGAGCACCTGCTATGGTTGGGCCAAGCGTGAATATAGCAGGAGGTGGAGTGGATGCTCAATCACAATTACTAAGTGCAGTTGAGAAGAACACGAGTAAACCATCTAAGGCGTATGTTGTAGGTACTGAAGTTACAAGTCAACAAGCGTTGGATCGCAGGGTAGAGGAAAATGCAACGATTTAAGAATAAGGCGTTATATAGATATGAGAATAATTGAATTAGTATTAGACGAGGCGAGTATGGCTAACGGCATTGATGCAATAAGCATTGTCGGTCAACCTGCTATAGAGGAGAACTTTATTGCGCTCAAATCTCAAACGGAGTACAAGTTTGCGACTATAAATGAGGAGAAGCGCCTGTTATTAGGCCCTGCGCTCATACCAAATAAGCCCATATACAGGGTAAATGAGACAGGTGAGTTCTATGTGTACTTCAGTCGCAAAACCATACGTCAAGCAAACGAGCTGTACCACAAGAGAGGTAAGCAACAAAGCGCAACGCTTGAGCATGAAGTGCAATTACAGGGAACAACCGTAGTAGAATCATGGATCACTGAGGACAAGGATCAAGATAAGAGTAAGCTATATGGATATGACGTGCCTTTAGGTACATGGATGATAGCTATGAAGATCGATAACGATGACGTGTGGAATCAGTATGTGAAATCGGGCGAAGTGGCAGGATTTTCTATAGAGGGATACTTCGTAGATAAGATGCATAAGGATCAAGCAGTAGAGCAATCAGCTCAAATGGATCTTGAGACAATGATCAAAGAGATCAATGAGGCAGATGCTTCAGAGCAATTAGAGATGCTAAAGAGCATTGTATCTAAGAAAGGTGTCTCATCCAATAAGATTGAGATGTACACTGACTACCCTAAGAGTGTACGCAATAACGCTAAACGAGGCATTAGCCTTAATGAGAAGAACGGCAATAAGTGTGCTACGCAAACAGGCAAGGTACGCGCACAGCAGTTAGCACAGGGCAAGAGCATATCAGTAAGCACGATAAAGAGAATGTATTCGTACCTTAGTAGAGCTGAGGTATACTACGATGCGGGAGATACATCGAGCTGTGGTACTATAAGTTACCTGTTATGGGGTGGCAAGAGCGCATTGGGATGGAGTAGAAATAAACTTAGAGAATTAGGACAATTAGATGAAAAATGACAAAACAAAAGCCGTGTGGAAATTCATGGCTGACACGGAAGCAAAGCAGGAAAACAAGAAACGAGAGCAATCAGAGCGATTGGTCAAGGTAGAGCTTGGTTTGAAAACTGACATCAAGTCTGCTACAAAGGCCTTGATCAAAGCAGATAAAGATGGAGTAGCAATCATGCGGAAGCTCAATGCGGCTCGTAAGGAGTTTGTTGCATTAGGAGAAGATATGGTTGCATGGGATAAGGGCTTTGACAAGATGGGTGCTAACGCACAAAAACTACTTGCAAAAGCTGAGAAATCATTAGCTGAGTTAGACATTGAGAGTGATGAGGTAGATTACATCGCTGATTTAGATGAGGTCTTGAATGATTGGGAGGATAGAGAGTTCAATTTCCCCAATGCTGATATTTTAGCAAAAGCCCTTAAACAGGTCAAGAGCTTAGGCAATTTGTAACAAAACAAAGTAAAAGAGTTATATAGGTATGGATTCACAAACGACATTGAATAAGATCTTGATTGCACTTGGCATGGCTGAGGAAGTAAAGATCAATTTGGAAGAACGCAAAATGGCTGAAGGCGATGTAGTCTTTGAGGCAGAATCATTCGAAGCAGGAGAGGCTGTATTCATTATGAATGAGGATGGAGAGAAGATACCTGCACCCGAAGGTCATTACGCTATGGAGGATGGGAAAGTAATGATGGTAGATGATCAAGGTGTCATCTCAGCATACGATGATGCCCCTGTAGAAGAAGAGGAAGCAGAAGGCGAAGAGCCTAAAGCAGAAGAAGAGGCAGAAGAAGTAGAAGCCTCAGAAGAATGTAAGGATTGCGAAGGTGATGTAGATCTCAAAGAACCATGTTGGGAAGGCTACGAGCAATACGGAACGAAAATGGTAGATGGCAAAGAAGTACCGAATTGTGTACCTATCGATGCTGAGAAGGAAAAGGAAGTGGAAATGAGCGACGAAGTAGTATCAGAAGTAGCAGAAGCTACAGCAGAAGCTAAAGACCCTAAGAAGGTCGTTGAAAGCACTACCACGTCAAAAGAAACGTATTTCGCAGAGCAAGAAAAGTTGAAGGTAGAATTTGCCTCAGCTAAGGAGCAATGGGCAACGGAAAGAGCAGAATTAGAGACAATCAAAACTGAGCTTAGTGCTGAGATTGATGAGTTGAAAGAAAGACTTGCTACTGAACCGAGTGCAGAGCCATTGAGCCATAGCGTTGAAGGTAAAGGTGAGGATGTACGCTTGTACAAACACAAGAGTAAGCATCGCACCAATACAAAAGACTCAGTATTGTCTCGTTTATATAAGTAAATTAAGTAGAACCTAAAGATTAAAAATTATGTCTTTATCAATTACAAGCACATATGCAGGAGAAGCAGCGGCAAAATACATCGCGGCGGCTCTTTTAAGTGCAAAAACTCTTGACTCACAGGCTATCAGCATCATGCCAAATGTCAAGTACAAGCAAGTTATCCGTAAAGGTGCAGTAAGCGGATTAGTTCAGAACGCATCATGTGATTTTAGCGATGCAGGTGCAGTTGTACTTACTGAGCGTATCATGCAACCGACTGAGAAGCAAGTGAACTTACAGCTTTGTAAGGATGACTTTCAATCAGATTGGGATGCAATCTCAATGGGCTATAGCGCACATGACGTTATGCCAAAGAATTTCCAAGACTTCTTGATCGCTGAAATCGCGGCTCAAGTAGCTCAAGACACTGAGACTTCAATTTGGACTGATCTTCAAGCGTTATTCGCTGTATCAGGATCAGGTGTAGTTAACAACGGATCGACAGCAGTATTGACAGCGGCTAACGTAGATGATGAATTAGCGGCAGTAATCGATGCTATCCCGAATACAATCTATGATGCAGAGGACTTAGTTCTATATGTATCTCCAAAGATTGCTAAATTGTACATGCGTAACTTAGGTACCGCAGGATACAATGACGTGTATTCAGTAGGCGAAAAGCCATTGAACTTTGAAGGCAAAGACATGATCGTATGTCCTGGTCTTGGTGCAGATGAAATCGTAGCGGCTCAGAAGTCTAACTTGTTCTTCGGTACAGGTTTGATGAATGACATGAACGAAGTGAAAATTATCGACATGGCTGACATCGACGGCTCGAAAAACGTACGTTTCGTAATGCGTTTCACTCGTGGTGTTCAGTTCGGTATCGGATCTGAGATCGTTCTTAATCGTTAATACTAACTTGGGAGGGGGTGAGAGTTGAAAGCCTTGCCCCTTTACCGACTAAAAACAACATACAATGAGTTGTAACTTAAGTTTAGGGCGTTTAGAGCCTTGTAAAGATAAAGTCGGTGGACTAAGAGCAGTATATT